TTTGATATCGCAAAAAACTCGGAACTAATGTCTTTTCATTTGGACAATAATTCTTATAGCGCGGCCATAACGAACAATACATATTGGTCATGGCAGAACCTAGTCAGCGCGGACTCTATTCTCTCGAACATCGAGCAGGACATCAACGCATCCCATCCTGGGTCGACGAACGACGCACTAAGAGCGATAAGGACGCCTGTATCGGACCTGGACGCTAAGGCTGTTACGATGGATACCGGACACATCCAGTTTGCTATAACTCCAGATGTTCGGGCGTACATTCAGGGAGCTATTACGGTTGCGTGGCCAACGAACACCCCATCGTTCACCGCAACGCCAACCGGCTCCTACACTCCTACAAATACCCCTACGCCATTGACGGGCGTAAACGTAAATAACGGCGTGACCATCGTTGGACCTGTTCCGGCTCATGGAGTTACCGACATTGGAGTAGAGACGCCAATATGGAATCTTAGTAACCGGGCAACCACTTTGGATACCGGACACGTTACCATTTCATCCATGCCTAACGTTTCGGGGTCCGTGTCGATGCTCAACGGTTCTTCTGCGTTGACTGTATCCGTTTCTGCGGCAACTACACTTGCGGCTGGCTCTGCATTGATTGGTGTATGTTCGATATATTCAACATCAGCAAACCGTTCGGTTTCTGCCACTGGAATGGCAGTGTCTTGTCTCGGTGCTTATCCAATGAAAACGTTGTCAATGGCTGTAACGTCGATTGGTGGTTCTGGAGCGGTAACGATGGCTTTGTATGCTTGGTCAAACCCGACATATGCAGGTGGTGTATCTGTTGCGGCGATAACCATTACAGGGGCATCCGCTTCAGGACAGACGTTTATATCAAATCCATTTCCAGCATTACAATATGGGGTTTCGGTGTTAGGAATAGCGGCATCAACGACAATAACGGCTTTTGTGCAAGGAGCGCAGTTTTAAAAACAACTTGACGAGTTTTAAGTTATTGTTAACATATTTGCAAGGAGAATAGAAATGAAAAAAATGTTCCTGTTTTTTATCCTAGCGTGTTCGGCTAATGCTCAGACATTCCCAGTCCCTAGCAACTCCACTTCTTTGATTTATGGAGTTGACTCGGCTCAGACTATTATTTTTGTTCCTACAACTACTCCTGTGCCCAGCGGTGCTTATGGGGCTTCTATCATTTCAGGAAATGTTCCTTACAACAAAGGTTTGGATAAATACATTGAGCCGGTTTGGGTTAGTTCCGGTAATAATAATTCAGTAACGGTTCAGCGAGGAACTATAGCAACTGCGAACGCACAAGGGACATGGACGATTCAGAGTCAGAATCAAGGATTGATTATCGGTCACACGATTAGAACGCTTCCTAGGTTGTTGTATTATGCTGGAACCCCAACAAATACGTTTACTCCTACAATTACATTTACTCCCACCAACACATTTACTCCGACTAAAACTCCATACCAAGTTGGTCCGATGGCTGTAGTTACTCCAGGAACAAGCCCTCAAGTTGTTAGTAATTTGAATATACCTGGCAATCTTAGCGTTGGAGGAGTAGTTTCGGGATGGCTTTCGGCGTCAAACATTTCCACGTCAAACGTTGTTGATGGGACCGGAAACGGTATTATCGGAAGCGGTTCAAGCGTTGTTACCGTAGGAAATTCTTATGAAGCTTTGTCGGTGCCAGGGACTTCTGTTTCATTTGGACTTCAAACAATCAATGGAGTTCCTACTCCTTCAACTGCAACGAGCGCAACCAACAAAACTTACGTTGATGCGTTGAGTGGTTCGGGTCAACCGACTCCTGCTCCTCGTCGCATTGGAGATGTTTACGTTAATAGTGCTGGCACGACTGTTTACATTGGAGTTTCGCTTACGCCTGTAACTGGTTGGTTACAAATTAAACCTTGAGGTTAGACATGAAGAAATTATTGATTTTGTTTTTTATCGCCGGAATGGCTAACGCTCAGTCGGAAACAAATGTTAAACAACGTCTGTTTGGAATTGGTACCATTAACGGAACTCCAGTATACGCACTTACTCCTATGGTAGTTACCAATCAAACTTATAATAACATTTTTCCAAAATTTACACCTACTCCTACATTTACTCCGACTTCTACATTTACAAACACAAGTACGTTTACAGCGACCAAAACTCCGTCTTCTGTTGGTTGGCCTGGTACTAGTCCTACTGATACTCCGACAAACACATACACTTCTACCCCTACATACACTTGGACAGTTGGACCTCTTTCGGACGCTATTCCAGTTCCACAAAACGCTTGGGTTTATACTACGGGTGGTGAAGCTACGCTTCCTAGCGGAACGGTTTCTTCATCTCAACACTTCCTAACAATTACAGGAAGCGCTTATAGGACTATTGCTATTACAAGGATTAGGCTGGCATTTCAATACGATAACGTAGCCAACACTACGATAAATACTTCTCAACCAATACAATTTTCTATTAGGAATCCAGATAGTGGGCCTTCGACGCATTTTGTGAACCCTTCTATTAGCAAATTGGATATTAACGCTCCCGCTTCAAATGCCGCAATTACATTCAATTATACGTCCCCTTCTACTCCAGGAACAAATCTTGGAGCTAGTGAATACGCATTTTGCAAGGCTCAACCAGTTTACGATGTTACTTGGAGTACTATTTTCCCCGTGACTACTCCCACAACGTCCGGTTTGGCTTCATTGCGTAATTGGTCCGTAGCACCAATCGTTTGGGACGATAACAACGGTAGGGCACCTTTTATTGTTCGAGGAGCTTCACAAAATTTCTGCATTTCAATTCCTTCGGGATGGATGTTAACCGGAGGAGGCGGTAATACATACATAGATTACGACGTAGAGTGGATGGAATACTAAAATGCCAACGTGCGAAGATTGCGACTGGAAAGAACAGCGTTTGTATTTGAATAAGACGCTTGAACGAATTGACGCTACACTTCAACGCATTGAAAGTAGACAATCCGAAACGGACGCAGAGATTTATAACCGACTTAACAAACTTCAAATTGCTGAAGCTCAATTGAGGGTTAAGTCTGGCGCATGGGGATTGGTTGGTTCCGGTTTTGCGGCGTTGATTGGGTTTGTTTGGATGTGGTTGTCTGATAAGATGAGATAGTGTTCGACTCGGTGTAAGTATGGCAAAACTGAAACCGACTCGCTCGAAAGGGCATCACTGGGCGTAACCCCCGCTCGATGTTACATAGATTAGGACTACGCATGGAGTCCTGATTTCAACAAGACCATGTTGGATGGTTTAGGTTTATGTATCCGAGCGGGGTATCCCTTGGAGGGATGAAATGAGTGGAATGGCAGGAGTTGGTCTGGGTGCGGCAGGAAGTTTGTTTGGTTTGATTAATGCAAATAAACAAGCCAAAGCCGAACAATCCGAGTTGGATACTCTAGCCAAGCAAGAGCAAGACCAGATTGACCAGCGCGATAAAGAAATTAAACAAGAATCTCTTCAACCGGCCATGATTGCGGTTCGACAACAACAAGAGAAAATCAACCAGAATATTTCAACGGCCAATTCTCCTTATACAACGGCAATAAATTACTCGACTCTTGGCGGTTTAAAGGGGAAACTCGGTGGATGAAAATTCTATAATTCCTCAATCCGACGAACGCAGACAGTACGAGGAATATTCTCGTTTAGAAACGCTTCGTTCGTATTTGCTTACCCAACGGTCGCCTTATCAAGATACTTGGGAAGAAATTCAACATTTACTTGACCCTCACATGGTTATTTGGAGTCCGGCTACTGCTGGTTATCCAGACTTCGATGACATTAAAATAACATCATATCCATTTCAGGCGTTTGACGATTTGACCGCAGGGCTTTGTACCGGCATTACACCTGAGAACTCGGAATGGCACGTTACAGACCCAGAAGACGAAGAATTGATGGACGATACCGACGTAGTTGATTGGTGTCACATCGTAAACCAAAAATTTAAATTTGTTTTCCAAAACTCCAATTTTTACCAAGAAGTTCCAATTTTCTATCGTTGTGGTTCAAAATTCCTTACTGCCGCAATGATGGTTGAAGAGGACTTTAAAAACCATTGTAGATTTACAGTTTTCCCAATTGGTTCTTTCTATTGCTCAAACAACGGAATGGGACAAGTGGACACGTTCATTTTTGAGACAAGGCTTAAAGTACGTCAAATTGTTGAACGTTTTTGCGAAAAAAAAGCAGACGGTACGCCTAACACTGAAAATCTCGGAAACACAATCAAACGAGCTTGGGAAGACCCTAAGCAACGAGAGATTCCGTTCGACATGGTTTGGGTTGTTGAACCGAACCTTGAATACAATGAACAAAAGGCTAAATACCATTCCAGGTTCAAAAGGTACAAGGCAACTTATTATTTACGTAATTCAGGTGATAAGCGTCTTATCCAAGAACGTGGTTTTGACGAGTTCCCGGTTTTTGTGTTTCGTTGGTTCCGTCAACCAACAGACGCTTATGGGGTCGATGGCCCAGGTCGTAAAGCCATTGGAGATGTTAAGGAGATTTTTAAGACCAATGGTATGTGGAACAACGCTTGCGAAAAGATGATTGAACCGCCGATGGTTGCTCCACCTACGACGGGTCAATACCCAATGGGTACTACTCCTGGGTTCTTGGTTACGGCACCTAGCGCTTCTGATGCACAAACAGGCATTAGACCGCAATATCAAATTAAGCCAGACCTTGCCGCTATTAAAGACAAAATCATGGAATTGAAACAGCGTTTAGACAAAACAACTTACGCCGATATTTTCCGAATGATCGCAAACGAAACCGCTCAAAAGACTCAACCAGAAACGGCAACTTACTGGTTGCAACGCATTCAAGAAAACTACAACATTCTGGCTCCAGTTTATGGGAACTTTGAACACGACTGGCTTAAACCGATGTTTTCTTACATCTTTGGAATTTTGTGGCGTCAAGGCGAGATTCCTCCTCCTCCTCAGAAACTTCAAGGAAAAAATCTTAAATGGAATCTGGTGTCTAGGGTTGCTATGGCTTTGAAGCTTACGGAAACAACACCTTATGAAAAGGGCGTTGCGTTTATTCAAAGTGTAGTTAACGTTGAGCAAGCGGCAGGAGCTACCGAAAGCGTTCTTGATACCATTGACAGAGACGAAATGTTAAAGAGATATTTCATTGCCAGCGGGGTTAATACAAAGGTGTTTAAAGACCCTGGAAAAGTAAAGCAAGAACGAGACCAGAAAGCAAAACAACGAGCCGCCGCCATGCAGGCTCAAGCTATGCCTCAAATTGGCAAGGGAGCTAAGGATATGGCTGATGCTCATGCCACGGCTAACGAGGCCCAAGAATGACAGACTTGAATAAAGATCAGAGTGACAAAGCACGTTTGCAGATGGAAGAAAGAATACTCGGTAAGCGCAATAGGAAACTAAAAGAGTCTTGGGAATGGGTTTTGTCTCAGCCTCAAGGACGACAAGTTTTATATGAGTTGATGGAAGAGTTTGGATTGTACCAAGATTGTTTTGATAAAAACGGGCAAGAAATGTCTGCTAAGGTAGCTAGGCAAGGATGCGCTCAAAACATCAAAAATAAGATTGCTTTTTGGTTTGGCGCAAACCCTTGGATTTCCATGATTTTCGAGGCTAAACAGCGTCAAGATTCGGAGACTACCGAGCGAGACGTGGAACAAAAACAAATTGACGAACGCTTTAAAACAAGGAGAATATAAGTATGGAAACGACGAATACTACAACCGGAACCGAAACCGCATCCGCCACGACTCCGGTTAGTTCAACGCAGGAAACTACTCCGGCATCTGCCGCACAAGCCGCGCCGACTGTTGATGATAAACAGACAACGTCGCCTGCCGCCGTAGCCGAGAATAAGCCGTCCGATAAAAAGGTCGAGCTTGCGAAGACTCCTGAAGTATTCGCCGACGTTAAGCAACTTAAGATTCCCGATGGAATTTCCGAAGCAGAAAAGGAATTTCTTAACGGTTGGCTTGGGAAGGCTTCTAAAACTGCCGTGGATGGTAAACAGCCAGTCACCGCCGTTCAAGTAGAGCTTGAAACCAAGCTTAACACGTTTCGGGATGTTGCGGCTTTTGGGGACGCCCAGATTAAAGCGCAACAAACGGCTTGGGACAACGCGGTTAAATCCGACCCTAAGTTGGGAGGAGATAACCTTAACCGAACAAGCCAGTTGGTGGAGCGGTCTTTGAAGACGCTTTTCGGGGATACGTTCTACGAATCGGATTTGAAGGCGAATTTCTTCCTTCATCATCCAGAAGTGATTAAAGGCCTTGTGAAGTTTGCAGAACAGGCAGGAGACCCTAGTTTGACTCTAGGAAATAAACCTGCCGCAGGTAAATGGGAACCTAAAAACATTGGGGAACGTGTTTACGGTGCTAACTACAACCCCATGAAGATTAGCCCACAATAAAAAGGAGATAAGTCATGGCTACCGCATTAAGCATTCAGAATCCGACCATCGTTGATGTTGCCAAGGAACGAGATAGCGAAGGTAAACTACTTCCGCATATTTACGCTCTTTCTCAATCCAACTCTTGGATTCGTCTTTTGACTTGGATTGAAACCAACCAGGCGCGCTCTCATATGGCGTCGGTTGAAACTTCAGCCCCTCTGCCTTCCACCCGTATTTTGAATCGAGGCGTGGATTCTCAGTATGGCACTTGGTCTCAAATTGAAGAGACCTGCGCTCAGTTGAAGGACTGGGTTAAGATTGACGAGGACGTTGCTAATTACGGCGGGGACCCACAGAGCTTCCGAGTTCGTCAAGCGCAAGGGCGTCTTCGCGCTATGGGTCGTAAATTCGCCTATCTTTCGTTCTACGGTAATCGTGGTGCGAATCCTTCGGACATTAACGGCTTGGGTATGCGTTTCTCCGCTAAGAGCGGTGCGCCTAACTCACAAAACGTGTTGTCTGCCGGTGGTACGGCTAACACCAACTGCTCCATTTGGCTTTGCGGGTTCAACGAATATGCGTTGACCGGCATTTTCCCCAAAGGTAGCGTTGCTGGTATACACCATAGGGATTGGGGTCTGCGTCCGGTTACGAACGCCATTGATTCTAGCGGCAACGCCGTCGGTAACTTGGCTATGTACATGGACGAATTCACGATGGACTTTGGGTTGTTCTTGGCCGATTGGCGTCATGTGGTTCGTATTGGAGATATTGATGTTACGAACCTGAACTCTCAGAACGGACCAGACTTGGCCTATTACATGGACGAGGCCATTGCTCGGTTGCCTGAAGAGACCAACGTTCCTCCGGAGGAAGGCGTGGAAACCACGAAGCCCGTGTACCACTTCTTCGCTCCTCGTACCGTGCAACGTAACCTGCGCCATCAGATTAAGCAAGTTACCGTTCAAGGTGCTGGTTATGCCAAGGAAGGCATGGCCGCCGCGTATAACCCTCGTTGGGAGTGGGAATACAGCGGTGTGCCACTCGGCATTGTTGACCAGTTGCTTTTGAGCGAGTCTAACTTGTTGGCGCTGTAATCCAAAAGAAAAAGGAGATAAGTCATGGCTACAGGTCTTGATGCTCAGCTTCAAGTTTGGTCGTCTAGCACTACCATTACCGGGACGGTACTTTCTACCTATTCCGTTGATTTGGCCGTTGCTTCTCGACATGCAGAAAACGGAACGGAAATAGGGTTTGGAGTATTCCCGAATACGTTTTCGGCCAACGCTTCTGATACCATTGAATTCCAGGTAATTTCGGCTGATAACGCCGGACTTACATCTAATCCGACGGTTATCCGAACCACTGGTGCTATGGCTAACACCGATTCTCGTTTGACTCCTGGTGTCGAACAGACTGCCACAGTCACTGGAGTTGTTGGAGGCGGGAATATCTTTTTGACGATTGATCCTAATCGGATCAGTCAGGAGTACATTGGGATGAAGGCGATCGCGGCTGGTAATTCGATCACGGTCAATGCGTACCTGATGAACGATGCCGAGTTCAATCAGACCTACACTCATGCCGCAAACTACACGCCCTAAAACGTGTATTAAGTGTGAAGGGGAGGGGGAGGTTAATAACTCCCCCTCCAAACTTTTAAAGGAGAACAAACCATGCTTGTTCGAGTTAAAGAATGGCCGACGCTTGATAAGAAGGGGCATCCCAAAGCGGAACGTTTTTGTCGAATTCTTCATGGTGGTGATGTTTTTGATTTGCCAGAAACATTGGTTATCCACGAAGTTGATTCTGATACCGAAATTGACCCGACTACCAAAAAGCCGATTAAGGAACGGGTTATTTCTCACCGAGGGGTTCCTGTAAATCAGAACGAGAAGAAGGATATGACCGAGCTTGAACACCGGAAGTTCACGCTTCAGAATAGCCCTGAAGCCGCTCGTTGGAGCAAGGAAGATAAAGAGCGATTCCTTAAGTACGCTGAGTATGCTCCGTCTTGGATGGAACCTGCCCCAAGGAATAGCTTTCCTAGCGTTCGGAGGAATGACACACTTCCTGAAGCGGACGAAGCCAGGAACATTCCTAACGTTATCGGAGATAGCGCAACTTCAGTTGGTGACGTTGATACTCACCAACGGATTGTAGCTAGCGTTTCTCGTATGTCCGAAGACGAGGCTATTAGCATCATCAATAAGTGTGATGACGCCGGTATGCTTGCGTCTTGGAACGAATCTGAACGTAAGATGCCTGGACGTGAACGAGTCAAGAACGTTTTGAAGGTTCAGATGCGTAATGTTAGTGGGGAAAAGGGAGCCTAATATGCCATTGCATAAAGGAAGTTCCAAGAAGGTTGTTTCCTCAAACATTAAGGAAATGGTTGCGGCAGGACATCCTCAGAAGCAAGCCGTTGCCACGGCCATGAAGATGGCCGGTAAGTCTACATCGGTTCACCACAAGCCAACGGTTAAACATTATGGCTAACACGAAGACCGATATTGCTAACCTTGCGTTGCTTCATATGGGCACGGGCAAGCAAATCTCCGACCTGGATACAGACCAGTCCGATGAAGCCAAAACGCTTCGTCAACTGTTTGACCATTGGATGGAGACGGTTCTTCGAGGTTATAACTGGAATTTTGCTCATGTCTACGCTAACGTTTCTCCAATCGTTGTAAACCCGAACCAGGAGTGGAAGTTCGAGTATCGCTATCCAGCGGACTGCTTATTCGTTCGCCGCTTCTGGAACGGGAGTCATTTGGATGATAGGACTACAGTTGTAAACTTTGTAACTTCAAACGATTCTCAAGGCCGGGTTATTCTTACGAATCACGGACCTTCTAGCGCGTTAACTGGAAATCCTCTTGTTCCCACGTCAAACTTCACTATTGCGAGCGGAGACATTGTTCCTGTTCTTGAGTACACACAAGCGTTTTCAAACATTGCCTATACTCCTCCAGACTTCATTTTTGCGTTTTCATTGATGCTTGCGGGATGGGCGGCTCCTAGATTGGCCCAAGTTGGAATGGTTGATATGAGAGAAAAGAACCTTGCGCTAGGTCAACAGATGATGCTTGCTTCTATGGCCCGTGATGCTAACGAAGACCGACCTGATATTATGAAGGTTGGAGAG